CAGATCCAATCGTTGCTAAAACACGTAAGTTGAAAGCAGTATGGACTCCAGAGTTTGCTCAAGATTTAAACGCTTACCATTCAATTGATGCTGAAGCAGAATTAACTTCAATGTTATCTGAGTATGTATCTATGGAAATCGATTTAGAGATCTTGGATATGTTAATCTCTGCAGCTCCAACAACTGAGTATTGGTCAGCATTGAACAACAACATCTGGAATGGAACTGGATTCACTCAAGTAGGCGCAGGAACACCTGGTTTAGCTGGTGATGGTTTCTATAACACTCAAGGTGGTTGGTTCCAAACTTTAGGTACTAAACTTCAAAAAGTATCTAATAAAATTCACCAAAAAACATTACGTGGTGGTGCAAACTTCCTTGTAACTAGTCCATCAGTAGCAACGATCTTAGAATCTATCCCAGGATTTGCTGCAGACACTGACGGAACTAAAATGGAATTTGCTGCAGGTGTACAAAAAATTGGTGCTATCAATAATCGTTACACTGTATACAAAAACCCATATATGACAGAAAACGTAATCTTAATGGGATTCAGAGGAAGCCAGTTCTTAGAAACAGGTGCTGTATTTAGTCCTTATATTCCGTTGATTATGACTCCATTAGTATACGATCCAGTTAACTTCACTCCACGTAAAGGTGTTATGACACGTTACGCGAAGAAAGTAGTTCGTCCAGAATTCTACGGAAAAGTATACGTACACGGGTTAAACACACTTTAATAGTTAGTTAATTAATTTTAATTACTAGTTAATAATTAAAGAGTTGAAAGGGGTGGCTTCGGTCATCCCTTTTTTACTGTACGAATATTTATATTAAAGGAAAACATATATGGCAGTTCCAAGAAATAAATATTCAATGCAAGCTATAATTCGTTATGATGGACGGTTAATTGATGTTCTAGATAGAATTAGAGCAATTCGATTAGTTCTTATGGTACATATAGAACGAGATTTAGGTCCAGATAAAGAATTAATTACAATCAAAGTTATGACACCATATCCACCACGCGAAACATTTCAAGCAATTCGCAAAATGATATTAGGAAAAATTGAAAGTTGTAAAGATATGACATTGCAAGAATCAACACTTACAAAATTATTTTAATAAAGGTTTATTATGGCAACTCCAAACAAGGATAAAACTCCGCCGAAGAATGATATTAAATTTTCGATATCATTGTCAGACGAACAACGTGTAGCAAAAGCAAAAATAATTGAAACTCCATATAATTTTATTTTAGGACAAGCAGGTTCAGGTAAAACATTGTTAGCAGTTCAAATTGCATTGGACATGTTTTTTAAACGTCAAGTTAACAAAATAATCATAACAAGACCAACGGTATCAAACGAAGATAATGGTTTTTTACCAGGTTCGTTAGCAGAAAAAATGGATCCATGGTTAGTTCCATTACGTAGCAATATGCGTAAAGTTTACAATAAACCAGAATTATTAGAAAAAATGGAAAAAGAAGAAAACATTGAATTAGTTTCTTTAGCACATTTCCGCGGACGTACATTTGACACTGCAATTTGTATTGTAGATGAATGTCAAAATTTAACTAAACAACAGTTGCAAATGGTGTTATCTAGATTAGGTAAAGATAGCATAATGATATTAACTGGTGATAAACACCAAATAGATTTAAAATTTAAAAATGATTCGGCAATACACGAAATTGCTAAAATTTCAAAATCCCGGTTCGTTAATGAAATCATTTTATTAGAAAACCATCGACATGTAGCATTAACAGAAGTATTAGCTCTCTTAAATGATTCATATTGATATTTATATAAAAAGGAAACAATAAATGGATTACAGCGAAAATAAACCAATATGGCCCGGAAGTTCATCGTTTACAACAGGATCTACGCCTTTTGGATTTTTTGATACAGATCCAATGTTTAAACAACATGCCGATAGTTTCGCAAAATATGCTGCACAACATGTTGGATATCCAATCATGGATGTTGAACTACGAGATATAAATTTCTACACAGCTTTTGAAGCTGCGGTAATGGAATATTCCAACCAAGTTAATCAAGTTAACATTGTTAACAATTTAATGAATACGTTAGGAATACAAACGGCATCTGGTTTTATGTCTGGTTCTAGCTTCACAGGACAAAATGTTGGAAATTCATTTGGTTACATAACTAAATTATCTAAAGCATACGGTACGGAAGCAGATTCAGGTGGAACTGCAAAATGGTATAAAGCACGAATAGATATGGTTCCTGGTCAACAAACATATAGTATCAGAACTGCTGTATCTAAGTCATTGGGAATTCAATTAACTAATACCAGTTCAATTGAAATTAAACGAGTACTTCATAATCCACCCCCAGCCATTGTTAGATATTTTGACCCATTTGTTGGTACTGGTTTAGGTTCACAACAATTGTTAGATTCATTTAACTTTGGTGGATTTTCGCCTTCAATTAGTTTCATGATGATGCCAATACATGCAGATTTATTGAGATTGCAGGCAATTGAATTCAATGACCAAATACGTAAATCACATTATACATTTGAAGTACATGGGGATGATATTAAATTCTGGCCAGTTCCTACATCAGGTACCGGAAGTGCATCATCTACAATATTTTACGGACAAGTATGGTTTGAATTTTTATTTGAAGAAGATAAAAATAACGATGCTTTGTTATTTGGTAATACGGCACTTATAAAAGGAGCTGTAAGTGACGCATCAAATATACCATATACATATCAAACATACAGTAGCATTAATGATATGGGTCGTGCGTGGATTATAAAATATGGAGCCGCATTAGTAAAAGAAATGTTAGGCTTCGTCCGCGGAAAATATTCAACGGTACCGATTCCGAATTCGGAAGTATCATTAAATGGATCTGAATTGGTGTCACAAGGACAATCAGAAAAAGACACGTTGATTACGCAATTACGCGAGTTTTTAGATAAACTTACAAAAGAACAAATGTTAACCCGACAAAATACAGAAGCAACTCAAATGAACGAGATTCTTGCAAAAGTTCCATTAAAAATTTATGTTGGATAAAGGAGAACACTTATGGCATTATTTGGAGGAATTAGAGATGCAAGATTTTTAGCTGCAATTAATTCAGAATTGCTAAACGCAATTATTGATACTGAAATTGAATTTTTCAAACTCGTAGTTGCTGCTAGCGATTCAAATATATATGGAGAATCGGAATTAAAAGCATATAACGACTCTATCATAATTCCATGTTTAATTACAAAAGAAACAAAAACATCGAATATGGATGAATATGGACATTCATATACGCGTACGGCACAATTTGCATTATCACGTGACATTTTAGAAAAAGCCGCATTTTTTCCAGAAGTTGGTGACATAGTATTTTGGGACAATGAATATTACGAACTTGACAATGTAGATGCAAATCAATATTTTGTAGGTAAAAATCCAGAAACATGGCCAAACGGGTCACAACATGGTTATAGTGTTTCTGTACTATGTGACGCACATGCAACAAGACAAACACCATTAGGAATACGAGATATCCGTCGCGGCGGTAATAATAACTCGCCTGCATACAAAGGATTTTAATGCCTAGATTGAATAGACAAAATATTGATCGTAAAACTAACAAGCCAGATCCGATTCGTACAGAAGGATTGACTGATGATTTGTTATTGAATCGTGCTGACCAATTACGTCGTGAAGATGATGTTATTCGCACTCCTAAACGAACTACATATGATATTGATCATGCAATTAAATGGTTTATTGACAATGAAATTCGTCCACAAATAACTGCAACAGATAGTATAATTCCAGTACCAGTAATATTTGCAAATGGCGAGAAATGGGACAGCGTCCGTCGTTTAGGTTATATGCGTGATGAAAAAGGCATGTTACAATCACCAATGATCATGTTGAAACGAAACAGTGTAACGGAACGAGATACGGTTAAAACATTGGATGTAAACCGTCCTCAGTCTGAAAATGTACGTATTTATAAAACTAAATACAATGAACGTAATCGATATGAAGATGCATTATTTCCAATACCAATTAATCAACCGCAACAATCTGAAAAAGTTTATGTAGTAGACATACCTAAATATGTTACTATAGAATATGACATGATGTTGTGGTGTGATTTTACTTCGCAAATGAATTCGTTGGTTGATCAAATATTGCCATATGGACGATTTGCATGGGGAAATGAAGACAATCGATTTACAACTACAATTGGTAGTATTAATTTTGAAACAGTAAATACCGTTGGCGAAGACCGGCTTGTACGTGCAACTATACCACTTACTGTTTTAGGCACATTGTTATCAGAACAAGAAGCACGACGTTCAACTCTTAAGAAAATGTATTCAATTAAAAAATTAACATTCGAACAAGTAATTGATATTGATTCCGATTTATTTGGTTCGACAATCGTTCCAACTCCGATATTACAAGCACAAAACATTATTAATAGCGGCGGAACTGTACTTATAAATGGAGGCGGTAATACTACAACGTTGGACCAAACTGCATTTGCATACCTAGTTGCGTTAACCGAAAAACAAGCTACATGGCAATCTGCAACCACAGTAACAGTTGCTGCATACGCAAAAGTAAATCCAACAACATTTACCGTAGCTACTAAAAATGAATTTGATATATTCATTAATGGCCAATATATTGACAAAGCTGTATATACATGGACTCCGAGTGATGTTGCAACGCAAACGATTGTGTTTAATACCGCAACGTTAGGATATGATATAGAATCTGCCGATGTGATAATTATAAAAGGAAGATGGCAATAATGAGACAATTTAAACCGGGGCAATTACAAACAGGATCAATTTATCCAATAACTGCTAGCAACGCAGTTACAGCATCATATGCATTGAATGCTAATGTAAACACCGGGTCTTTAGTTACTACAGCTTCATTTAACACATTTACATCATCCTATACCACAGGATCATTTACCGGTTCATTTCGTGGTGATGGTTCACAATTAACTGGTATCGTTTCTAGTAAATGGTCAGGGAGTAACCCAATATCTAGAAACAGTGATGTTGAAATTACCGGAAGTTTGAAAGTATCTTCTGGTTTTGTTAGCGTGAATGACTATTCTAATTATTTTGTGACCTCATTAGGTCAAGAAGAAGTTGGAGCTAACGATCTATATAATAATCGTTACGCAGTATTAGATGTACACGGCAGATTAGTACTTAAAACTAATATTTCAGCAAGTATATTACAAAACAACAACGTAACAAATTCAAATGTAGTTTTAGAATTTCCTAACAAGCCAACGGGAAATTACACAATAGCAACAACCGATGAGTTATTAAAATACAATACTACATCATCATTCACTGCGTATACTGCTAGTCAAGCACTTGTAAGCCAATCATTTAATTCTAGGATAAATACCCTAACTTCAAGTGTTGACACACTTACAAGCAGTTACAATAGCTTTACTAGTAGTTATACAACCGGATCGTTTACCGGAAGTTTCAGAGGTGATGGATCTCAATTAACCGGCATTGTTTCGTCAAAATGGACTGGATCAAATCCTATATCCCGTCAAAGTGATGTTGAGATTACCGGGTCACTGCGTGTACAAGGAAGCATCACCGGATCTTTATTTGGAACTGCAAGTTGGGCTAACAATGCAGTAACTGCATCATATGTCCAAACAGCACAGACAGCAAGTTACGTTTTACAAGCCGTTAGCGCATCATTTGCAATCTCATCATCTCGAGCAATATCAAGTAGTTTTGCAACAACAGCATCATATGTTCCAGCTGGCGCAACCAACACCATGGTGCAATTCAATGAATCCGGATCATTAAGTGGAATTGCTGGCGTTACAATCAACAAAATCAATCGATCATTTCAGAACGGAAACAATGCTATTGCAAACGGCGGTTACTCACACGCGGAAGGGGAGAATACCATAGCAAATGGAAAAGCTTCACATGCAGCTGGGTACTATACAATAACGTCAGGTTCATATCAATCCGTAGTAGGACAATTCAATCAATCTATATCTGATGAAAGTGCATTTATTATAGGAGACGGAATTGATGATGTAACGAGACATAATTTGTTTGTAGCAGGTAATGGAAGTGTTGCAATTTCTGGCTCATTGACAGTAATTGGATCTGCAGTAAATTTACAAACAGATAATTTTACAGTAAGCGTTCCATCAGCTGATAATATACTAGAAATAACAGACGCATCCGGTGTTCAGATAGCTTCAACAAATGGACAAATATCTGCCGATTTTGAGACTAGAACAACTAGAGATTCTGCTAATATCAATTCAATTGATTGGGACAATCGACAACTGTATCAATCAGATGGTGCTACCATAACGTTGGATTGGGAAACGGGTGCACTAACAGGCTCATTGCAAGGAACAGCATCATTTGCATCAACAGCTTCATATGTAAACACATTATCTCAACAAATTACACTATCAGGTAGTTTAAAACTAGACCCAACCCAAGATCCAGACCCAACCGGATTAGATTTAGATTCAACTGTTTTATTTCAAAGTAGTTCCAATACAGCATTGGGATATGATTTGTATGTTCGTCAAAATGGAAATCTTGTAAAATGGAAATGGATTGAAGGTATTTTAGAAACCGGACTACTATATGGTGGTGTTGTTACCTATAGTGGAAGCAATGTTTTTGTTTCTCCTGGTAGTGGTATTATAGCTGAACATAATGCAACAACAGGTTCTGAAGTTTCACCTATGGTAGAGTATGTTACTTGGAATGCAATCACACAGAGTATTACAAATATTGCAACTCAACAAGTAACTTATTTATATATTGATAATACTGGAGCTTTACAGCAACAATCAACTAGATTTACATCACAACAGTACCACGACTACATACCACTAGGAGCAGTAGGTCATTTTGACTATACACACGTATCTGCATTTGGTGGAGGAGTACAAACAGCATACGATCAAATATCACAAATATCAAATTTTGTAGATGCATTTGGTCCATTAAAGATGTCAGGATATGGGTTAACGGGTCAAGTAGGTAGTTTAAGATTATCTGTCGGGTCTGGTACCTCTTTTATACATGGTGGATTTTATCAAAATGATCCTGAGTTTCCATCCCAAATAACAACACCATCCCAAGCAACTGCCAGCTTAGCACGAGTTCAAAGATCTGGATCTGTTATTGAGTTTGATACTAATGCAGGGAATTTATATACGGTTGTCGATCCTACGAAGTATGATAGAGATGGAGATGGTACATTAGCTAATGTAGGTAGTGGTAACTGGTCAATTCAACGAGTATTTACGGATCCAAAAACCGGAGTACTATATGTTTACTATGGTCAAGCACGATACTCATCTTTATTAAATGCACTTCAATACCTACCAACAGATCCATTTACTGAAGGTGACACTTTTGATTTTACAACATTTGTAGGATTTTTAGTGTTAAAAGGGAATGCATCTGATATAACTGACACTGCTGCTAATTCTATAATAAACGGAGGTCTATTCAGAGGTAGTGGGCAAGGTAGTGGAGGAGGAATAGCATTAAGCAACTTAGATGACTTAACAGATGTTTCCATTACATCACCTATTAATGGGCAAGCACTAATATATGATGATGCTATTTGGAAAAACGGAACCCCATTAAGTGCTTCATATGCGGTAACGGCTTCATATGTTGAAACAGCACAAACTGCTAGCTATGTTTTAAATGCAGTATCTGCAAGTTTTGCTACATCTGCTTCATTTGCTGTATCAGCATCTAGAGCTGTAAGTGCATCATTTGCATCAACAGCCTCATTTGTAACACCACTCAATCAAAACGTATTAATCACAGGTTCGATTAATATAACTCAAAATATTACAGGTTCACGTATGTTCTTATCTGCATCAAGTAATATGAACAGTGGATCTACACTAACCATATATGGTTCCGGCTCAACACAACCAGTATTTACAGTACAAGGTTCGCAGGGTGAACTATTTTCGGTAACGGATGCTTTAAGTGGATCTTTATTTTCGGTGAATGACATAAGTGGGCTTCCGATCTTGGAGGTATTTTCCGACAATACCACACTCATTGGAAACTATTTAGATCCAATGCTAATCACTACAGCAAAAGTAACCCAAACAACCTCCGGTTCTTTTGTAATGTACTCACTACCAACTGCATCATATGATACAGCATTCTTTGAATATTCAGTTCGTTCAGGTTCAAATGCTCGAGCAGGTACAATCATGGCTATCCAATCAGGATCTGCGGTTAATTTCACAGAAACTACCACAACAGACTTTGGAAATACGAGTGCTATTTCGTTTACTGTATTAATAACAGGTTCTGCCATGGCTTTAACTGGATCATCCACTACGGGTTCATGGACTATAAAAACAATTGTAAGAGGATTGTAATATGGCAATACGTATTAGATCGAGAGTAAGAATAGGACCTAGACCACAATCACAACCTTTACTTTTGGACTTATTTCCAAATGCAGCAGTTGCTTATTCTTTGCGTAAGTTAAGAAATGCTTATTCAGGTATGGCTATTAGAGTTAGAAGAAGCCTAGATAATGCTGAAGAAGATTTCGGTTTTGATTCAAATGGTGATTTAGACGGTATTGCTGTGAACGACTTTGTTGGTTATAATTTAGCAATATGGAGTGAAGATTTATCACAAACTACTTGGAGTAAGTCTGCTTCACAAGTTAGCCCAATACTTATCAATGACCCTTTAGGTGTGGCAAGTGGGAGAGTATTATTGGAAACAGCGGTGACGTCTACTCACGGTGTGTCTAGAGCTACTACTGGTGTTGGTGGTAATACTTATACTGTTTCTTTTTGGATAAAGGCACAAGGTAGAGACAACTTTAGACTTTCAACAACTACTGGATTGAACTCTAGGCAAGCGTGGTTAAATTTAGCAACTGGAACAATTGTTTCACAACCAGCACCATTTGTAAATCTTACTATTACTCCAGATATTAATGATTGGTACTTAGTTTCATTCACTGAAACTGCTGCTAATGCAACTTTACAAATTTCTATTAATTTTTCACCAGATGGAGTATCTACTACTTACTTAGGAGATATAACAAAAGGAATGGCTATTTGGGGTTTTCAAATAAGTCAAACATCAACAGTTAAACCTTATCAAAAGACAGTTGCAACAGCTGGAGGTAACGGCTTTGTAACAACGTGGTACGACCATAGTGGGAGTGGAAGAAATGGAACACAAACAAGTGCCGCTAATCAATGTCAAATAGTTTCAAATGGTTCTCTAATTATTGACCCCGGCAATGGTAGATTAAGCACATTGTTTACAAATGATAGGTATAGTATTGGTTTTTTCTCATTAAATGCAAACAACTTAGTATCGAGTGTTTATGTTGGGAATAGGGTAAGTGGTAATATTATTTCATTTGGTTCTTCTAATAATGAACAAGCAAATTCATTTAGATGGTTAAGTAATAATAATTTATCTAGTTTTGGATCATCAACAAATGGAACATCCTCATTAACTGGTGATTTTATCGCATTTACGCAAAGATTAGGAAATTCAGATGTCAATATGTGGATAAACAATGTCCAACAAACTAGTGGCATCAGCATAATTAATAATGGTCCAAATTCTTTTGGTAATTCCGACAATACTATATTTAACAATGGTTACTTTCAAGAAGGTATTCTTTGGAATGGAAACGACCAATCCTCAAATCGTACAGCAATTGAAACAAACATAAACAACTATTATGGAATTTACTAAAAGATACTTTGAAACACTTGAAGAAGCAAATGCTTTCATTGGAGAGATAAATACACTAATTGGAATACCAGTAAGTGATGATGCAGTAACAAGAACTTACACCGAGCCACAAGAAGATGAAGATGGTATTTACATTGAGTATGAGGAAGGATTAATTTAAAAATAAACCCGCGATAATTAAAAAAATTTTAGTAGATTATCAAGAAGCAAATTTAGATACACTTATATTTTGATATATTATCATTGATGAAAATATAAGAGATATATTAGGAGAACCTACAAAACTTTAACGCAACAAGAGCACGTTTCGGAATTTAACCATATTTATAATAAACATACTAACATAATCTTGGAAAGGGAAAAGATATGCCAAACGAATTCATAATTAAAAATGGATTTTTCTCACAGGGAAATTCCAACATAACCGGTTCACTCACAGTAACAGCCGGAATAACAGCATCATTGCAAGGTACCGCATCATATGCATTAACTGCATCATTTTTAGAAGGTGGTGTAACAATTGACACCGGTTCTCTAGTTACCACTGCATCATTCAATGCATTTACCTCATCATATACCACAGGATCTTTTACCGGAAGTTTCACCGGCGATGGATCTGGACTAACAGGTGTTGGAGCTGCAGAATATATTCGCAGAAGCGATTATACCGGATCTGTAGATCCAAATGTCAATTTACTCTATTTAGGACAAGCAATTTCAGGTTCATCTGAATCTGCTAACGTTTGGGATATTTCAAGACTTTCTATATCTTCATCCGGAGAAACTTTAACCCAAACAACTTCAAGTGCTGCTTGGACAAACAGATATTCATACACATATTTATAAAGTTATGCCAATACAATCAACAAATCCTATAACAGTAGATGGAATTGAATATCCATATTACACTATAAATTTATCAATATCACCTCTAGTTAAACCAACATCAGTTGGAGCTAGCGTAGCAATGCGTTTAACACCTTACCGCGAATTAGAAGGCGGAGTAACAGATGTATTGCAAGGACATGATCGTCCCGTAGTATATTTGGATGTATTTGAATCCGAAGATATGCCGGCTGAAACGGCAGCATATAACATACTGGGAATTATACAACAATTTATAATAGAAAAAGGACTATAAAATGCCGATTAGATGGGCTATAGCATCAGGAAATTGGAGTAACTCCGCAATATGGAATGACGGATTAGGATTACCTACTGCATCTGACGATGTAGCAGCAAATGGATTTACTGTAACTATAGACCAAAATATCAATGTGTTACAATTACGAACACTAACAACGGGTAGTGCTGCATCTGGCGGCGGATTTGTAATCAATGATAATTACACTATAACAGCTAACATTAACTCAGGCACGACTAATTGTTTAACATTTAATTCAGGATCTAATGGATTTACAATTAATGGTGATATTGATACTATAAATAATAATATTAATATAATAACATTAATAATTAATGGCTCAGGTGTAATTAATATTAATGGAGCTATAAAACGGACAACCGGTGCTAATGGACGCGCACTTATCAATATAAACTCTGCATCCACTATTAATATCAGCGGTAGTATATCACCTACGGGTTCTGCTGTATCACAACAAACAATTGTTGTAAACGCTGCTGGAACAACATTAAATCTAACAGGCCCAGTTATTACTCCTCCACCTTTAAATAACGTACCAATAATATTATTAAACAACTTAGAAGGAACAATAAATATCAACGGAAATATATCAACAACTTATACAACAAATCCACTTATCTCTCTGCCAGGCATAGGTTCGATAATTACAGTAACGGGTAGCGTAACTACAAACGGAACAACTGGCGGACAATTGGTTTCAACAGCAAACGCGATTCAAGTATATATTTCGGGCAGTTTAACAGCAGGAACTACTAGTACAATTTCATTAACAGGAAACTCCCAATTAATAGTCCGCGGACCAATATCATCAAGCATTTCTGCATCCGGAGTTATTTCAACCGGTACCGGCGCAACAAACCTATTCACAGGCCCATTCTACAATACCGGTTCATTTAACGCAGTATATGCATATCGTATGCAAATGATAGAACCTACCTCAACAACATGGCAATTTGACACAGAAACAGCAGGTGTATCAAAAACACTTTACACTTCAAATCAATTACCTGGAGTACCTCAACAAACTGATGTACGAAAAGGAACACAATATAATTTTGGATTAACTGGCTCACTAGCAATGCCGGATCCGACCGTAGTAAAAAACGGAGTTGCAACAGACAACACAACAGGTTTTGCTATATTTACAGCAGAAGATATGTTTAATGTTGCAACACAAAATTTAACCGACTCGGGTAGTATAGGAAATTTATTAACCGGAGCTTCCACTATACAAACAGTAGGAGCTACCATATCATCATTTAAAGTGTAATTATGGCAAATGTATATGCAGTAAAATCAGGAAATTGGAGCGATACTACGGTATGGAATACAGGTGCGTTACCAACTGCTGCAGATGATGTTCGCCCAAATAATTTTGTTGTAACTATTGACACTAGTAGTGCAGTATTAAGTTTACGAAACAATGCATCTTCACCCGCAGTAGCTGGCGGTAGATTTGATATTAACTCTAATATAACAATATCTGCGGATACCATACAAGGAAATGCAGTAGAAGTTATACGATATATTGGTTCAACGGGTTGTTCGATTAATGGAAATATAATTAGAGCACTTTTAACTAACTTTAACTCCTCAATTATTTTAAGTGGTTCTGGAGTTGTAAATATATCTGGAAGCACTGTAGCCAACGGTGCAAGTCTATACTGCATAGGAGTTAGAACCAACCAGACTGTAAATTTTACAGGAAGTATGAGTACGACTACTACAGACACCCGAGCTCAAACATTTAACATAACCTCCCCATGTTCAATCAACATATCAGGAAGTATGGTAACTAATGGTGCACCACAACTAACATGCAATACTAATCTAGTAACTGTTGACATCAAAGGAACTTTATCAAACTTTGGAGAATCTGGCATTATAGCTACACCAGCAGCAAACTCTATTATTACCATAACCGGTAGTATTTTAGGCCCAGCAATAGTCAGCACTACATCACATATAACAGAAATTTCCGGAAGCTGCGCAGCATTTACATCCCCAGCACTTTCACTAACTGGTGCAGGAACAACAACTATTATAGGGCCCATACATGCATCATACAACATTGTAGGCATTTCATTAACAAATCCCTCTGCAACAAATATTTTGACAGGTCCATTCTATAATACTGGAAATCGCAACGCAGTATTTGCCCCAAACATACAACTTATATCAGGTTCAACACCAACTTGGACATTTGATACAGAAACATTTGGAGAACAAAGAACACTATATACAACAGATTATCCCGGAAATTTCCCTTCCATTAACAATGTACGCCAAGGAATTACGTTTGGAGATACCTCTCAATTTACCGGTGTAGTAGCAATACCGTCTACCGGTTCTGTACTTAAAGGAGTACCTGTAGGGAACACAACAGGTTCTGCTTCATTTGATACACAAAATGCATGGGCGACTCCAACAAGTAGTTTGACTGGTTCTACGGCAGTTGGAACCCGATTAAAAAACACTGCAACTGTAGCAAACGTTGCAGCAGCAATTTCATCAAAAGGAACTTTATAATATGGCAACAATAACATCAGCTGCAACAGGAAATTGGTCAGCCACCGGAACTTGGGTAGGAGGTGTAGTTCCTACATCTGCAGATGATGTTGTAATTGCAGCTAACCATATAGTAACATTAGATGTTGATGCTACAATTATATCATTAACAGGAGCTGCAAATGCTACCAGCAACGTAACTATTTCTACTAGTAGGACATTAACATGTACTGCAACAAATGGTATAATAGCTAAATCTTTGACCGGTCCAATTGGCGGTTTAGTTAGAATAACAGGTATTGGTATAATTGTAAATATAAATTCAAATTTAATCGGAGCTGCTACCGGCGGAGGGCAAGCTGCAGTATCTGTTAATAGCGTATGTGTAGTAAATATTAATGGAGAATTATCAAATCCATTAGTTAATAGTGGTGGAGTAAATGCTGCGTTAAATGTACAAGCAGCTGCAACAATAAATATTATAGGAAATGTTACCGGAGGTACTAATACCGGTGCACCATCAGCTAATGCTATTTATGCTAATTCAGCATGTGTCTTAAATATATTAGGAAACGTATTAGGAGGTACAACTGGTGCTAATGGAACCGCAATAGTCAATACAATATCAGCATGTACTATAAATATAACAGGTTCATGCATAGCTCGAATTGCACCTGCTATTAGTAGTACCCAAGGTAGCACACTTACTATCTCGGGCTCCATTGCAGCAAATAATAACACCCCAAGTATATCATCAACATCAACAGCAGCAACAGTACGTGTATCTGGTCCATTAATCAACCAAAATAATATTAACGCAGTATTTTCCCCAAAAATACAATACTTTTCAGATTCGCATCCAACCTACACTTTCCAATCAGATACATTCGGTAAAGACGTAACATTTTACGATACGTCATTTACTTCAAGCCTACCCACTCAAACCGATGTACGAAGCGGAAGTTTATATGGTGGATCAAACGAATTTTCCGGTTCAATGGTAGTACCTGCAACTAGTTCTGTTCGTTACGGAGTACCCGTAGATCAAACAACAGGTTCTGCTACATTGACCCCACAAGATATTTTAACGTATGCAGTATCAAGTTTAACAGGTTCCAATACAATTGGAGCTCGTTTACAAAATATAGCAACAGTACAAACCACAGCAGCAACTATTGCAGCTTTTAAAGGAAAATAATATGCCAAACAGATGGCCAATAATATCAGGAAATTGGAGTGACGCTGCAATATGGAGTGGTAGTTTAATACCAACTGCATCTGATGATGTATTTTTAAACAATCAAACTGTAACGTTAGATCAAACCGTTATTGTTAGAAGTATACGTAATACTGCTACCGGTAGTGCCGTAGCGAACGGATTGCTTAATATATACGCTGACTACAATATTACTTGCACTACAACACAATCAGTTAATGTGGGTGGTTTAGATAGTTCTGGCGCTACCGTGGCAGGAGGATTTGTAAAATACTACAATACTGGTTCAATCACAATAACAGCACATTTAGTTTCCACAAGAAATACTCTACAAAATGTAAATACAGGGACCATCAACATAATTGGAGATGTAAGACTTCCGAGTAATAGTACATCTAACGCTAGAACTGTGACTAATTCGGCAGCGGGTATTGTTAATATAATAGGAAACGTTGAACCTGGAAGTACCAATCAATCAAATAATTTCGCCGTGTCATCAGTAGGTACAGTAAATATAACAGGCAACGTAACCGGTGGAATAAATGGTTCTGGGCCATTTGCTATAGTTAATGGTTTCTTGGGTATCGTTAACATAACAGGTAATGTAATAAGTGGTACTAATGCAGCTGCAATTAGTAATACCGGAATAGGTACTATAAACATAACCGGAAATGTCACCAGTGTTACAGTACAACCCGCTATAACATCAACTACAGCTGGTATCATTAATGTAATAGGTCAAGTGATATCTTCTCCAACAGCAAATGCCATATCATCCACCTCAACTACAGCAACCAACATATTCTCTGGCCCACTCATTAATTCAGGCTCACGTAATGCAATATATTGCTATAACGTACAAATGTATGATGATGTAACAACACGTTACACAATTGGAGTATCTGGGTCCGCTAATACAATCTCACTTTTATCACCAGATCAAGTTACAGGTGTACCTTCTGGCTCCGATGTGCGCGTAGGAACCATATATGGACCTGGAAACGAATTAACAGGTTCAATGGCGGTACCTGATCCAAATTCTGTTTCAATAGGAGTAGCCGTAGATCAAACAGTAGGAACTGCTCTTGTAAAACCAGAAGATATTTGGAATATTGCCTTAACTTCATTAACTTCATCAAATTCAATAGGACAGCGTTTAGCTAATACCATATCATCACAATCAATGGATGCAATTATATCAGCATTTTAATTTGGATAATTGCAACAAATTACATATAATAAAATAAAAAGAAAGAACATGTTATGACCAGAAAACTGGATACGGAACATTTAAACGAAATCCAATCACTACGCGAAGAGTTTACAAAAAACACAAATATTCTTGGCCAAATTGCAATTGAACGATATTCAATTGAAACACGTTTAACGCAACTACGTTCCGATGAACAACAACTACTTACAACATTCGATGCATTGCAACAACAAGAACAAGCCTTGTTAGAAAAAATGCGTAATCGTTACGGCGAAGGCCAAATCAATATTGCTGACGGGACATTTACTCCAACCGAATAATGTTTGGCATTAAACACACATATTTATATAAAACAAAAAAAGGAGTATATTAATGGCAGAAAGAATTGTCTCACCTGGCGTATTTACGAATGAAGTAGATCAGACGTATTTAGCAGGTGGTGTCGCACAAATAGGAGCGGCAATTGTAGGACCAACAGTAAAAGGTCCTGCACTAATTCCAACTAAAATAACTTCGTACGGTGAATTTACATCAATCTTTGGTTCTTATACTGATGATTCATATGTTCCATTCGTTGTACAAGATTATTTAAAAAGTGGAAATGTAATTACGGTAACGCGTCTTTTATATGAAGATGGTTATACGTTGAACAATGGAGCATTGGCAATTTTAGCAAAGTCAGGATCAGTTCAAGTTGTAACACACGTATTACACCCAACAACACCAGTAACATACAATGCATCAACAGATTTATTTGGCGATTCTGTATTAACTAATTTAGGTTCTGGCTCATTTACGATTAAAGTATCTGGTTCATATGGAACAACAGCTATCCCAGGTTATTCACAATACGCAGCAGATGCGACAAGTGCAATAAGTTGTTCTATCGTATCAAGTGCAACAAATTACGTACAAAAGAAATTTGGTTCATCTCCTAAAGCAGTAGATTATCCGGTATATGTACAATATGAAAATTCTGCAGCATCTACATTGTTTAATAACATGGGCAATGTAACAATTGAATTGGCAAAAATTACTAGTTATCCATTTGCACAAGGATTCCAAGCTGCAACGACCCCATGGATTACATCACAAAAAATTGGTACTGCTGCAAAAAACTTGTTTCAATTTTATACATTGTCACATGGTACATCAGTTAATCATGAAGTTAAAATTGGTATACGCGATGTAAGAACTTCTGCAGAAGTTGCAGATCCAAACGGATATGGAACATTTACAATTGAAGTACGACGCGTAAACACTACAAGTATTCCAAATTCACCATATTCATCTGCAGATACAGATCGCCAACCCGATATCGTTGAAACATTCCAAAATGTTAATTTAGATCCAACCTCACCTAAATACATTGCACGAGTAATTGGTGATAGATTTCAAACAGTTGATACCACAGGTAACATTTTAGTTAATGGCGATTATCCGAACATGTCCAATTATATTCGCGTATCGGTTGATGCTGGCGTTTCAAATGCAACCAATGCAAAAACATTGATACCATTTGGTTTCCGTGCAATGAATTCGCCAATACCAATGGCATCTGGATCGTTAAACTTGAATGCTACGTCGTATTTAACAACTCAAGTTCAAACAACATGGGCAGCAAATAATTATTTCGGATTTGATTTTGCAAATGTAAACAATTTGAATTATTTAGCAGCAATACCAACATCAGGCTCAAATACAGGAAGCAATTCAGATTTTTATCTTGGAAATGTATCACAAGATGCTGCAGCTGCATTCCCAGCCGTTGCTTATTCTGGTTCATTAGAATCTGCATTAACGGCAGGAACATTTGCTACAAATGTTGCATTGTCAACACGTAAATTTATTGTTGGATTTCAAGGCGGATTTGATGGGGCTCGTCCAAATTTACCTAAATATTCCGGAAAAGATATTACGGCTGCAAACACATTTGGATTTAATTGTTCCGGAACAAATTCAGCTGGAACTATTACATATAACAAAGCATTTGCATTATTAGCAAATACAGATTATTATGATATGAACATGTTGATTACTCCGGGTATTGTTGATAGTTTACATAGTGTTATAACTAGTGCAGCACGTAATTTATGCGAAACTCGTCAAGATACATTTTATGTAATGGATTCAAATGCATTAACGGATTCATTGACTGCAGTTGTATCTCAAGTAACAACATTGGATAGCAATTATACATCAACATATTGGCCATGGGTAAGAATCATCAATCCAGCAAAAAATGTTCCATTATGGGTACCGCCTAGTGTTGTAGTTCCAGGAGTATTGGCATTCAATGACAAAGTAGCAGCGCCATGGTGGGCACCGGCAGGTTTAACTCGAGGTGGTTTAACTAGCGTATCTGATACATATATGAATTTATCACAAACTATGCGAGATACATTGTATGAAGCACGTGTTAATCCTATTGCAAACTTTCCTAACGAAGGACAAGTTATTTGGGGTCAAAAGACATTGCAGGCTAGACCAAGTGCATTAGACCGAGTAAATGTACGTAGATTATTAATTGCGGTTAAGAAATTTATTGCATCATCAACTCGTTATTTGGTATTCGAACAAAATACAGATGCAACTAGATTGAGATTTACAAGCATAGTTAATCCGTATTTAGATCAAGTAAAAGCGAAACAAGGTATTTCACAATTCAAAGTGATAATGGATCAAACGAATAACACATCGGATTTAATAGATCAAAATATTTTATACGGTCAAATTTTACTTCAACCAACTCGTACGGCTGAATTTATTATTTTAGATTTCAATATTCAACCAACTGGTGCTAGTTTTACATCATAATTGAAATTGTAAACTTTACGAATAAGGTAGGACTTCGGTTCTACCTTTTTTACTGTACTTATATTTATATAAAAAATAAAGGATAATAAAAATGCCATTAACACCAACCTTACCGGATATCAGTCAATTTGATTTATTTAATAGTGCGTTTACGTGGGAACCGAAATATGCTAATCGTTTTATAATGCAATTGGCAGGTACTAATATCCCAGCATATTTAGTAAAAGCTGCAGCACGCCCAACTATCACAAATGGTGAAATCGTACTAGATCACATAAACATTGATCGTAAAGTTAAAGGAAAATCTAGATGGAGTGATGTATCAATCACATTGTACGATCCAATTACTAGCGAGGGTGCACAATCGGTAATGGAATGGATACGTTTACATCACGAATCATTGACAGGTCGAGATGGATATTCATCTGATTATAAAAGAGACATTGAATTTTATGCATTATCTGGTTTAGGTGAAAAAATTGAAAACTGGACATTGAAAGGTACATTTATATCTGATGCAAATTTCGGTCAAATGGATTGGGGTACAGAAGAAGCTGTAACAATTGAATTAACATTGAAATACGATTACGCAATACATCAATATTAATATTCACAAACAGAATTGGGGGCATTACGTGCTCCCATTTTTTATGTTCGCAATATTTATAATAAAGTTATAAGGATTTAAAATGGCAGGAATGACAGATAGAGTTTCAGATCAAACGCTGATACAATTAGCAAAACAACAGTACGAATCACAAAAACAAAAAAGTATTCCATCGGAAATTTTCACGTTAGTAAGTAACGGTATGGTGTATCCAAAAGATCATCCACTACGAAGCGGTAAGATTGAAATGCGATACATGACAGCATATGATGAAGATATTTTAACTAATCCATCATATATGCGAGAAGGAGTTGTATTAGATAAACTTCTGGAAGCTTTGATTGTAACCCCAGTTGATTATTCTACTATTGCTAAAATTGACAAAAACGGATTAATTATTGCCGCACGTATTGTGAGTTATGGTAAAGATTATCCGGTTGTAGTTGTCGATCCAAAAACTGGTACTAATTTGAATCGCGTTGTTGATTTAACAAAATTAATACCTACTACATTTGAATTGCAATCCGATGATAATGGTGAATTTGACTATAAATTAGATAATGGAACTTTATTAAAATTTAGATTTTTATCTACAAGTGATGGTGAAAACTTAAAATTGTCTGAATTTCTAGAACATGCAATTACTCAAGTTAATGATTCTCGTAAATTAGAATATATTAAAGATTTCATACGATATGAATTTTTTGCTATTGATTCGAAAAAATTCAGAACATATGTAACAAATAATATCCCGGATTTAGATTTAAACTATGAATTTGAAGGCGAAGATGGAGGCGCCTTCAATGCTAGGTTTCCAATTAACACCGACTTTTTTTGGTTTTAAGCCAGAAGACCGAGTAGCTTTACATGAAAGCATTTTTAATTTAATTTGGTTCGGTGCAGGTCGTTGGGATTGGGATACTATATATACAATGCCAGTGCATATTAGAAGATTTTGGATTAGCAAAATAAATAAAATGCAAGATGAGAAATTAGCAGAGATCGAACAACAACGTTCAAAAGCGGCTAATACAAAAAAACCTAGAATCGTAAAATCTCCATTGTAAATATTTATATAAAATGGAACGATTTATGAATCAAATACGTCTTATTGCAAAATTAAAACAAAAACCACGCCATGGCGTAGACCCACAAGGCGCAATAGACGCGTTAAAACTATTAAAAAAATTATCAGAAGATGTATACGCATCGTTTGAAACTGGTGGGAAAGATGTCGTACGTGCATCAGGATTCAAACAAGTTGAAGATGTAGTAATAAATGCATATGAAAAAGTTAATATTCTAGAAAAACGAAATAGAAAATTATCAGAATCATTCAATGTAACTACGATGCGTGCTGCGCAATTAAGCAAAGGATTTGATAAATTAGGAATATCATTAGGCGTTAATACCGATAAATTAAAAACATATGCAGGTGAATTAAAAAAAGTATTTCCAGCACAAGCTGCATATTTAAAAGATGCAACCGGTTACGGACGAGAAGTAATGCGACAAGCCGATCAAATGCGAAATAAATTAGGTTTAAGTGCTGAAGTAACCGCAGGATTTATTCAAAATCAAGCATTACTGTCAGGTGCAGCTGCTACTAATTTTAATAACTTAGATGAACAAATTGCTACATTTTCAGAAAACTTACGAGGTTCATATGAAGGCGCATTTACTGATATTAAGGAAGGAATTGGTAATTTAGATGCAGAAACAGCAGCAGTTTTTGGTCAAAAAGGAATAGGTAATCTATCCGGGGCAATATTAAACGCAAAAAAATTAGGAATTGAACTAAGCAAAGTATTAAGTACTGGTACCGGATTTTTGGATGTAGAACAAGCTATCGGCAACGAAATAGAATTACAAATATTAGGAGCTAAAGATCTAAACGTTGCAGCAATACAAAAAGCTAGGTTAGAAGGGGATGGTCTTGCGCTTACCGAAGAATTAACAACATATTTAAAAGCTAACGGCGAGGAAATGAAACGTAATCCATATCTTTTACAAAAATCAGCTGAAGCATTAGGATTTTCAAACGATGAATTGTTAAGAATGTATTCGCAATTAAAAATTAATGGTAGACTTGAAAAAGACGCCGGCGTCGTACAATCTGAAAACCAAAAAGACATTGCTGATGTTATCGAATACGAAAATGCATTAAGACGCGAAGCAGGTAAAGATAATTTAACTATTCTTGAAGAAGAATTATTTTTAGCTAATAAATTATCTGAAGCAGAGAAACAAAGCGATAAGTTTCAGACTGAATATGCTAAATCTATAGACAAAGACGAAACGGATCAAGTTGTTCAGGTAATGAAATTAGCTGACGGTTTAACGAAACAAACAACAACTGCAATTAACTTGTCAAGTAAGGTTATCGAAAAATTGAATGATGCCGAAGTAATAAAAGTATTACTTGGTGCAGGTGGTGTTATATCAACAATTGATGCTTTTATAACCAATTTAAAAACATTAGCAACTGCAGGCCCAGGTGAAACGATTACTGACGGTACAACATCAAAACAAATGAACGATTTATTTATACCAGCTGGCGGAAAAAACTATGTCTCTGGGCCGTTGGGTTCATTTGAATTGAATCCTAAAGATGACATAATTGCAATGCCAAATGCCAGATCAGCAGTTGCAAGTAAACGAGGAAGCGATACCGCAGCAATTATTGCGGCATTGCAAGCAATGAGTTTTCATGTAACAAATATATTCGATGGAGATAAAATACAATCTCAATTAACAATACGACAAGGTCAACGACTTAATGCTTAACAAGGAAACTTATGCTATATATATTTAACAAGCCATATACATATAAAGCGCCGTACGGATTCACAGTGTTTCCAATTGGAAACGTCGAAAACTATGAAACTCCCAACACTGTATACTTAACGGACAGCATCGGAGGATCCAATGATTATGGCACAGCATTACGTCCCGTGCAAGGAACGCAACCGGTACTTATTAACAATGAAGACCCGACAATAATTCCTGCAGGATTTACATATCCTAATCGATTAGATATTACTAGCAATGTTGGTAACACAAACCCCGGTGCTATATTTTCCAATGTTACGAGAAATGCAATAATGGGTGCAACTTCATTTTTAGGTAATCCATTAACTCAACAATTTGCAGGAGCGTTTATATCAACTGCATTTAAAGGCAAAACTGGTACCGATACGCGTACTGAAAACATGGGACAACCATATTCGGTTATGCCATTTACTCGATTGTCGCAACTAGAAAATTGGTCGATTACTAAATACAAAGATTTCCGGGCTTTCAAAGGATCAACATTTAGCATTAACAATGTTAGATTAGATGGCGCATCTGCCGCAACCCGTGGTATTAGAAATTTAGATGCCAAAGGAAGTGTAGTAGGAATTGCGTATGCAGCTGCATCTGCCGCACCCGGTGGCGCATATACATTGTTTAATTTAGAATCCATATATGGTTGGGGAAATCACGGTGAACCAAACGCAGCACATCGCGATTTCACAATTCGAAGCAATGTAGCAACTACATGGAAATTAGGAAGTCCGGATGGCAAAACTAAAGGAAAATGGGTATTAACAAAAAATCCTATAGAACTAACAACAGAATTCCGCGGAGATAAAATCAACGTAATTGATTATAGTAAACGAAAATTGTCGGCAGTCTATCAATGGAAAACTCCATTCTTTCCTGGAGCTGAAAAATGGAATAATTTTC